CACCGCCCTGCTGAAGGACGCCATTATCCAAGCCGCAGAGAAAGCAGGCGGCAAGGGCGGACTGGTTGGCTATCTTGAAACACAAGCCGCCGATAACCCCGGGCCGTTCCTTAGCCTGTTAGGCAAAGTGCTGCCAATGCAGATCCAAGGCCCCGGCGAAGATGGCAAGATTATCGTCGAAGTCCGCAAGTAGATGCCGGTCATCCAGCTTCCCTATAACAATTGGAAAGTCCGCCCCTACCAGCAGCCATTCTGGGACGCATGGCAAAAACACGACGTTCGGCGCCTCATTGAGATTGCACACCGCCGTTGGGGCAAAGATGACGTTTGCTTGCATGGCGCCTGCATCAAGGCCCACGAACGGCCGGCAAACTACTGGCACGCATTTCCTGAATACGCACAGGCCCGCAAAGGCATCTGGACCGCGATCAACCCGCACACCGGAAAGCGCCGGATAGACGAAGCGTTCCCGATGGAACTGCGGGAGAGCACGAACGAAAGCGAGATGCTGATAAAGCTGAAGGTTGGCAGCACATGGCAGGTCATTGGCTCAGATCGGTATAACAGCCTCGTCGGCGCTGGTGTGGCGGGTGTCGTGTTCTCAGAGTTTGCGCTGGCCAATCCGAGTGCCTGGGCATACCTGCGCCCGATGCTTGAGGAAAACGACGGCTGGGCCGCGTTTATTACCACGCCGCGAGGCAGGAACCACGCCAAGTCCATGTTCGACATGGCGCAACAGAACCCGAAATGGTTTGCCGAAATTTCCACGGTTCACAACACGGGCGCCCTAAGCCCTGACCAGCTACAGGAAAGCCTCGCTGAATACACGGCGCTGTATGGCTCAGACCTTGGCCGCGCACAGTTTGAGCAGGAATACCTTTGTAGTTTCAACGCCGCGATCCTGGGCGCGTTCTATGCCCGCGAAATGCTCGACGTGCGCAATGAAGGCCGGATCACGCCGATTGAGCCGCTTGAAGGCAAGCCCGTCCACAGGGCGTGGGACATTGGCGTGAAGGACGATACGTCCATCTGGTGGTTCCAGGTCGTGGGCTTGCAGGTGCTTATCCTTGATTGCTACTCATCTTCGGGGGCGGGCGTTGACCATTACGCTGAGCAGATCGAGCATCGCCGGGAAACCCTTGGCTGGATGGATGGGATTGATTACGTCCCGCATGACGCTGCGCATCGGATCTTCGGCTTACCCGGCGCGAAGACGACAATTGACCAGATGGTCCAGTTCGGCTTACACCCTGAACTTGTGCCAAGCCTTGCCAAGCTGGACGGGATCAACGCGGCACGTAAGACGCTGGCGCGGTGTGTATTTGACCCGCGCTGCGAGGAATTCGGGATTTCGGCTCTGGAACAGTATCGGCGCGAATGGGATGACGATAAGAAAACCTTTCGCGCCAATGAAGTCCATGACTGGGCCTCTCACCCCGCAGATGCGTTCAGGTATCTGTCCATCGCATGGCGCAGCGCGCCGCGTGAGACCGAACAGCCCAAAGCCCGCCAACAAAGCGGCACAGTATTGCTCGACGGCCCGCCGAAGCCTCGTAAGCGCTCAGCGATGAAGGTGTGACCATGGAACCCGAGACCGAAGCACCAGAACCAGACAGCACGTCATCGCGCCCTTGGCTGGACCTCATCCAGGACGCCGGCAAAGCGTTTGAGAGCTGGCACCAGCGTTGCGACCGGGCGAAGGAGAACTATGCAAGCCTGAAGCGTCTCAGCAATGAGAACGGCAGCAAGGAAATGCAGCTCCTCTATGCCAACATCGAGGTGCTCAAGCCCACGATCTACGCAAGGCCGCCTGTGCCAGTGTGCAAGACACGCTTCTCAGATCGCAAGCCAGTGAACCGCACGGCGTCGGAAGTGATAGAACGCTGCCTTATGGTCAGCTTCGACGCAGAGCGCATCCATGACACGATGCTGCACGTCCGCGATGACGTGACGCTATTCGGACGCGGCGTCATGTGGATGCGTTACAAGACCGAAGGCGGCATGGCCGAGATGGTCCCGAACAGCAAGCAGGACGACCAAGGCGCTGACGAAGGCGACGACGGCGAGGCCGAGGCCGAAGCTGAAGGCTATGGCGAGGCGAACGACTTCTTTGAGTATGTCTGCTATGACCACGTCAACAGACAGGACTTCCTGCACGAGCCTGTCAGAACATGGTCCGAGGTGGGCTGGGTTGCGCGCCGGTCATGGCTGACACGCGAGCAGGGAATGCGCCGGTTCGGCGCCAGCTGGCGGGAGATCCAATACGTCGAGGCCGAGAACGACACGGCTGAGGAATACAAGGTTGAGAAAAAGGCCGAGGTCTGGGAACTCTGGCACCGAGGCCAGGAGACGGTCGTCTGGGTCCACAAGGGCAGCAAGGAACTGCTTGACCGGCGTGACCCGTGGTTAGACCTCGACGGGTTCTATCCATGCCCGAAGCCTGCTTACAGCGTTTGCGAGCCGGAAAGCCTGATCCCGGTTCCTGATTACCTGTTTTACCGGGACCAGCTCGAAGAGGTTAACACGCTTACGGGGCGGATTTCTGCCTTGTCCGAGGCGCTCAGGCTGAAGGGCTTTTACTCTGCCGGCGGCGAAGACATCGGCACTGCTTTGGAAAAGGCATTCCAGTCTCAGGACGATAACGCTGTCATGATCCCGATCCCGACCGTTGCGGCGCTGGGACAGGGCATGAAAGACGCTATTATGTTCATGCCGCTGGTGGAGATTGCTAACACGATTTCCGCCCTTGTGGTTCTGCGCAAGCAACTGATCGAGGACATCTACCAGATTTCGGGCATCTCCGACATCATGCGGGGCGAGACGAAGGCCAGTGAGACCGCCACGGCGCAGAACATCAAGGCGCAGTTTGGCTCTGTGCGTGTCAGGTCGCGTCAGGAGGAGATGATCCGGGTCGCTGATGACGCGATGAAAATAGCCGGTGAGATTATCGCCGAGAACTTCCAGCCGCAGACCATCATGCAGATGTGCCAGATGGATAAGCTAGTGCCTGGCGCCCTGATCCAGCAGCACGAGGCCCTGAAAGCCCAGCAGGCTCAGATGGCGCAGCAGATGCAACAGGCCCAACAAGCTGGCCAGCCTCCTCAACCGATGCCGCAGATGCCGCAGCTTCCGCCATTGCCCAAGGATGCGATCGCGGCTGAGGAGGTTCTTGCCTTGTTGCGTAACGAGCGGATGCGGCCATTCATCCTGCAAACTGCGTCAGACAGCACGATCCAGCCTAACGAGGACGCCGAGAAGCAGCGCCGCAATGAATTTGCGCAGGCTGTAGGTAACCTGATGGTAAGCAGTGGGCCGATCGTCCAAGCCGCGCCGGAAGCCGCCAAGCTGGTCGCTGAAATGCTCCGGTTTGTGACGGGTGCGTATCGTGCTGGCAGGGCTATGGAGCAGACCATCGACGACTTTATCGAGGAACTGAGCGCCAAAGCCAGCCAACCCCCCGCGCCGCCGCCGCCAGATCCGAAGATCGAGGCGATGAAGATGGACGCGCAGATGCGTCAGCAAGAGGCCGAGATGCAAGCCCAGATCAAGCAGGGCGAGGCGCAAATGAAAGCGCAGGAAGTCCAAGCCATGATGCAGGTGAAGGGCATGGAAGCGCAGGCCAGGATGGCTGAGATCCAGGCCAAGGCGCAACACGATCAAGCGATGGCGCAGATGAACGAACGGATGAAAAACATGGACCTGCAACTCAAGGGCCTGGACCTTCAACTGGCCGAAATGCGGATCATGGAAGCACAAACCAAGCGCCCGGTTGAGGTGGTGACATGAGAGGCCCGCCTGTTGTCCTGACCAATACGCTGGGCCGCCCGGTGACGAACGTCATCAGCGAGCGCGGCGCCGTGCCGATGACGGTCGTGAACACGCTAGGCGAGCCTGTGACGCTTGTTGCGCAAGGCGGCGAGCCTGTGACGCTGTTTAACCCGAACGGCACGCTCTGGGATTACCCGTTCAGCCTGTTCGCCAACAACGAGCAGGGCGCATGGTACGACCCCTCAGACTTCAGCACGCTCTACCAGACCTCCACCGGCACGACGCCCGTCACTGCTGTTGAGCAGCCTGTAGGGCTGATGCTGGATCGCAGCAGGGGGCTGGTGCTGGGGCCGAATATAGCGCCTGCGGCGTCTGCGCTGACTGCGTCGTCAATTGATAATTCGGGCGGCGCGTCATCCACATTCAGTGCGGGCGTGTTTTCGATTACAGTGGGGTCGTCATTTGCATCGTATCCACGCGCGCGCATCAGCGTTCCGGGGCTTACTGTCGGCAAAACGTATCGGGTGCGCGGCACGTCTGCAATCACGGGCGCAATTGGGGCCTTTCTAGTTCGATTGGCTACGGGCGGAACAGTCAACACTGTAGCGGCGGCAGCGACAACATCTTTTGACGGCATAGCGGTCTGCGGCGAAGCGGGCATTATTGAAATATCCTTAAGCTCGTCGCCTGCGGGCGCCACGGGCACGATTACCATCAGCAGCCTGACTGTTGAGGAAATACCCGGCACCCACGCTGTGCAGGCCACGAGCGCGAGCAGGCCGGTG